TGTTGCGCCTTGTATTCCCTGCGGGCCAGGCGGCCCCTGTGGGCCGGGTACGCCTTGCGGGCCTTGTGCGCCTGTCAAGGATGGGTGCGCGGTTGGGTCGGTGTTGTGCGTAGAAATAAGCGCTTCCGTCTGCACGGCTGTAAGCATATCGCCTACTGTGGCGAGAATGGCGGAGATTGCATTTCGTATATCGTTATGTGCCGCAGCGTTCGTGTTGTGCGTAGAGAGTACAGCGTCAATAAGCGACTGGACGGCGACAGTCCCCAGCCCACCCGGGCTGTTAGAGTTGCCGCCCTCAACATTAAAGCCGGACCCGTCAGACTTTGGCGTGATAACCAAATCACCTTCTGGATCGTAAAAGCGCTTGTTTGCGCTGTCATATTTTAGTAACATTACCAATCTCCTTATTATCACACATCTTCATAACGCTGTCTACATTATCAGCAATACCATTACGCCCGAATATCCGGTCGTAATTCTCCTGATACTTCCTCATCGACTCCCGCACGTCGAGAGCCTTCCACTCCGCGCCCCTCGCGCTCGGTACGTTTACGCCCATAACAGCCCCCTTACTTCGTTTTGGTGGAACTGGCAGGAATCGAACCCGCAACATCCGGCTTGCAATACCGGTGCTCTCCCAATTGAGCTACAGCCCCGAATTTTGCGGGGGTTGGAGTCGAACCAACTTCCTCATGGGTATGAACCATGCGTGTAACCGTTACACTACCCCGCGATATATCAAATCACGCCGACATCCACCCGCCGACCTCTTCAACTTTCTTCACAGGACGGTAATCCATCCGCTTCTTAACCGCAATAACCGCCAGCTTCTCCCGCAGCTCCGAAGCAATCAAACACAGCGCCTCGGCGTAATGCCGCCCGCGCTCCGGTTTCCCCGTACCCTCATCCAAACACCACGCGGCGGCTTCAAGGGCCAGCCCCTCGGCGTTACGGTGAATAATAACGCGGCTGTCCAAAAACATCTGTCCAAGGAACGTAACCGCTCCAAGTTCGTCATGCTTCAGCGCCCGCGTAACCCGCGCCGGAACCTGCTTCTTTGCGAGCTCTCTATTGATAAGCGTGGCAACGCCAACCTCTCCGCCGCCCGCGAACATCTCTTCATTGCCGATAAGTTTCGCAACGCCGACCCCGCGCAAAAACGCCCGCTTCGCCACCTCTTCGGCGATAACCGCAGGCCCAACGCCCGCCCAACTCGCGCAATCGTAGACGTACAGGTAATTGGTGGCAGGGTCGTATAATGCCGCCACAGATGCCGCCGACCCGTCAGCCGCGTACACAATAGCGGCATAGTTATAGCACTTGTCCACGAGGGTGCGGTTCTTCCAGTCTATTTTATAGCCGAGTACGCTGTCGGCTCTCCATTCCGGCCACACCTTACGGGTAACGCATAGCATTTTATAGGCCCCGTCCACGGCGTCTATCTGGTCGCGCTTCTTTGTGGGGAAGCTGCCGGCCTCCGCCAAAAACGCCGCGTTCCAGTCGCCCTCCACGACAAAAACGCGCCCGAACTCGGCGGCGGCAGCCAATGGTTTTGCCCGTTCTACTTTGTCCCCGCTCACAGGGTCGGGCCGATATTCAAAACCCTCAAGCATACCGCTCATGTGCGTGGAATTGAAACGCCCCGCGCTGCCTTTCTCCTGCTCCCAAGAAATCATAACGTCGCGCCCGTCGCGCATCGCCGCGGCTTTCAGCTTGTTTATGGTAGTTCCCGGCGCTTCGCGGAACCGCTCAATGTCAATAATGTAGAGATTGCCCTCTGACGTCCCGCACAACGCTCCTGCCGTCCAGTCCGGGTCGGTATTGCTCGTGGCTTCGGACGCGGCAAAATCCCAGTAACGGCACATTTTCAAACCTGCCGGTAATTCCGACGGCTTGATAATCTTGAACCACTTCGGGTCAAACATCCCGCCGGTGTAAGATACGCGCCAGTTACCGCAGAGGAGCCGCTCCCGCGTTACGCGGTCCTGCGCGTACAGGTTACGCACATAGTTGGGGTCGCGCTCGGTAAGCGCCGGGTTATCGTCTATTGACGCCGGTATGTAGGTAATGGACAGCGGTTTAATCCCGTTAGGCCCGCGCCAGTCCTCCGATACCCAAACAATCTTTTCGTCTTCCATGGTGAAATACCGCAGTTCGCCAGACCGCTCCTGTATCGGATATCCCTCTTCATCAATCCACCAGTCTATCAATTCCACTACCCACGAATCCGCGTCGGGGTTGGTTGTGGCGCGAATGTAGCACGGTATGTCGTAGCCATGGGGCGGGCGGCAGCGCGTCAATAAGAAGAAAAACTGCTTGCGCGTGAACGTTATCAACTCGTCAAAGGCAATGTACGAATACTGCGCCCCATAATGTTTGTCCTTGTCAGTCTCGTGCTGCATGTGCGAAAAGGCGATTTTGGCGCCGGAAGGAAACTCGAACCGCCGCTGTTCTTTGCCAACCCCGCCGAGAAGCGGGTAGAGTTCCGAAGCTGTATCCCAAAGCCCGCCGGAAGCAACGATTTCAGGATATGTCCGCCTGAATATTATCCCCCGATAGTTCGGGTGGTTGATGTTGCGGGTGGCCTCAAGCAGCAGCGCGAACGATTTACCCCCGCCCGCCTGTCCGCCGTAAATGGCAATGTCGGCAACCGTAGAGCAGAAATCCCACTGCGGCCCGTCCTGCGGGCGGACTTGCGGGCGGACGTCTTCAGTTACGGCCATGACGCGCCCCCTTTTTCTTTACCGCTTTCTTCTTTGCCGCCTTTACAGCCGCGCGGCTTGCGCTTTGGGTACTGATTTTGCGTCCAGCTGTGGGCACTTGGGCGGCGCCCTCAACTGGCCTATTGCCGGCGGACGCATCACCGGCCTCATCAGCGGCCTTTTCCGTTGTCGCGGCGGTATCCTTTGGCCTGTTATTGCCCTTATCGGGCATAACTATCATAGGGCCTACAGGCTTACCCGCGCTCGTAACATCCATTTTAACCTTATCTACAAACATCCCCAGCGATTTGGCCAAATACTCAGCCGCGCGTATCCGCTCGGAGTGCGAGGGCGCGCGTTTAATGCTTACCTGCTGAACCTCTTTATCAACGACAATCGTCTGAATATCCTCGATTTCTTCCTCTCCGCGCATTACTGACGTGAAGTATTCCCGGACTTCAACAGCGTCCGCCGACAGTTCGCCGATGATACTCTCCTGAAGTTTTTTGATGTAATCGTGTATATTAGGTTTTTTTAGGAGATTACAGGCGTTTACGCCTGCAGTTTTCACGTCACCGTACGCAGCCTCGTACGCGCGGGTTGCGTTCCCGTCCTTCACGTACTCGGCGGCGAACCGCTTCTGTCTCGGCGACAACTCAATCATGGTTTTAAGCCCTTAATAGATTGAAAAAAGGCGCACCGCCCGGCGCGCGAATCTATTAATAAAATCATACAAAGTCAAAAAAAATCCAAACTTGACAAAGTTTTGCGTTTTTACTTAATAATTTTTAGGCTATTATTTACCATTATTTACCCTTATTTACCTTTATTTACCCGAATTTACCAAGTTCGCCTATTCGGTGTGAGGGGGTGAGGCAAGGGGTGTTGGCGGCAAAATGGGGGAGAGACGGCGCAAAATTACGGCGCGTTTGGAGATTTCGCAGGGGCAAACTGCGTTCGCCCACCATGCCGGATTTACGGTAAATGTGGATTGTTTTGAGAGAAAATGACCGTGGTTATAGGATTATTTACGGCCTGATACGAGCACATCACACTCTTTTTTCACTTCGTTCAAGAGGTTTTCCGCCTGCCGCCAATCGTGTTTATCGGGCGCGTGGCAGTCGTATCTGGCAGAACGGCTCAGACGGTAGAGTACGGCGTAGGGCCGGTATAACGCCCCGAACGTTGTTAACATCACCCGGTTTCTTACGGCGTGATTTCGGCTATGGCTCAACTCGTTTACCGGCTTAACCGAGATTACAGCCTCAAAATAATGCAACGCGGCATAAAACGCGACGGTTATATACCAATCGCCGTACTCCGACTGTTTACCTTGCTCCGTTAAATGGCTCAACAGCTTTTTATTATGCTCGGCCTGCGCCCGATGCTGTTTGTATTGCGGCATTAAATATCCTTCCGGCAATAGGGAAAGTCTATATCAACAAGAGACTGCTCGAGGCCGGCATCGGTAATCGGCCAGAATTGGCAATTAATGCCGTGCTCGCGGTACAGGTACAGTTCAAGGTCACTGGCCATATAGTGGATTTCCATCATTTTATCATTGTGTTTGTGCGCGATCACCGTGAGCGTGGTCGGTACTCCGGTGGTGTAGTCCGTACCGATACGGTGTTGCAAAATATCCCCTTTGGGGATAATCCTCTGCAATTTATGATAAAACAGTTCCGCAGGCGGAACTATCGCGTTCTTGATATTCAACAGCGTAGTGTCATGTAAGTACTGCTGCCCCTCAATATAACCCAAGCTGTAGGCGTCTGTGGCGCGCAGCCAGTCAAGGCCGATTTCGTTCAAAATCGCCTCAATGTCAGGGTCTACCGCTTTTTCTTCTAATACCTCTACCATAACAGGTTCTCCCTTTCTATACTATAATATAGTACCAACCACACCCAAAAACCAAATCTTTCTTTCAAAATTACTAATTTAATGCCAGACCGCCGGAAACCGTCAGGCGTCGCCGTGCCACCTGTATGTATGGTGGAAAGGTTATTTTAGACATGGGACAAAATAATTATATATTCCCTTGAAATTATTCGACTCCCTGAGTTAATCGTCGCCATACTTATAACATATCCCATGCCCTCAGCCTCGGCGATTACCGTACCACCTGCTTGATTAAAACTTACATCAGGAAAAGTTATTAATGTGGACATGGATGACCCGTCATCTCTAATCCACTTATATAAAACACCACAATATAATACAGCAGAATTATAATATCCATAGCCAGGCAATGTTACAATTAATACAGCTCTATCGGTGCTCGTGGCTTCTGTCAACATATCGTTACTAACATTCCCGATAAGCACATCAGTTTCAGAGCTACCATCTGGGCCACGCGGCCCGGTTGGCCCAACAGGTCCTTGTGGCCCCGTTGCTCCTTGTGGCCCCGCCGGCCCCTCAGGCCCCTCAATACATCCAACAGTCAGCAACCCAACCATCACCACCGCCATCGCGCATAAAACCACGCGCACCCGCCCGCCAAACCTGCTACTGCCAAATACTGAAATCATACTGCATACTCCTTTGTTGATATGGGTTTATTAAATATACATAACAGCAACTAATAGCCATTACAGGCACGAATCAAAAGAATCAGGCCACCAACGATGAGTGTCAAAATGGCGAGATTGCTCACCCATCCTTTGACGTCTGAACGCTTCGCCAGCGCGTTTTTTAGCGTATTTATCTGTTCTTGTAGCCCCGCTATACCTCTCTCATATGATGACTTTAACTCCACCACTTTATTATCCATAGCCACCTTTGCTTTATTCCGCAATTCTGCAATGTTTCTTTCCTGTTCTGCCTTTAGGTGTTCAATCTCCTCTGTTTTATTGTCTATAACCCCTTTTGCCCTACTCCGCAGTTCCGCTATCTTTCTTTCCTGTTCTGCCTTTAGGCACTCAATTTCCTCTTCCTTTTGCTTCAACTGACGTTCAAGTTCAGCATTTTTAATATCCTCAATAGTGATCGGTCTGACTGTCTGCATAAATATCACGACATCCTGATTTACAATGATGTCCGTAGAGCTAACGTTATTAAGAAGATATAGCGTTTCCATGCTAACACACCTTGAGAGTGCGACATATGCCTGACCAGCCGCAAAAGCCCCATTACCCCAATCTATCGCTACTGCTTTGTAGGTCTGCCCCTGCCCTTTGTGTATTGTGAGTGCCCATGCTAACTTTACGGGATATTGCTTGAACCCCTCTACAGGTTTTTGTGTGAGTGTTCGAGTTCTGGTATCATAGGAATATATTTTTTTCTCCCATGTTTTCTTGGTTACTGTATATCCAACGCCTTTTATCTCTACTTCAACAAAGTCGGCGCCAAGATTGCTAATGGTTCCAAGTGTGCCATTAACCCATTCGCCACCAAGATGATTTTCAAGCATTACTATTTGGGCGCCAACCTTTAACTTGAGTATAGGCGGCGCTGGATATGTCCCTTCCAAATATTCTAAATATTTTAGATCCGGATAATCGGAAGATACAGTTATTCCTATGGTCTGTCCGGTCCTAAGGTCAGTCTTTGTAACCTCGGCGTTATAAGAAAACATCTCTTTGTTGATTTCCAATAATTTGGCATGGTTCGTGGCATCCGCCACCGCATTGGTTGGTGTGAGTATTGTATAGTGTTGGCCATCGGGTGGTACACGCCTGCAATTACTATTAAGAGTGTCTATATCATGTCGGATTACTGTACCAACCCGTATTCTGTTTAAAATTGCAACAAAGTCCTTGTCTCTCTGCCTATGAACCTCGGACAGCTCATAAGTCTTCATAAGATTGGGGTTATCCTTAAAAACAGGGGCGGAAAAGAAAAATTCGTTGTCATACCAATCGTTAAAAAAGGCGGGGAGGCCGTTGTTGTTATTTGCGTCATCGTTGCTTTCCACAATCGGAGGAAGTTGGTACAGGTCACCAAACATTATTACTTGTTTTCCGCCAAAAGGCTCATCTAACCTACCATTAGCGACTCGGAGCTTCCTGTCAATCATAGCCATTACATCAGCACGAACCATAGAGACTTCATCAATAACTAAAACTTTTATGCTTTGGAGCCTCAGCCTTAAAAAATTGTCGGCTATCACCGTAAGTTTTTCGGGCTCTTGCACATCCCAGTCAAGTTTAAAAAAGGAGTGTATGGTTTGCCCGCCAACATTGATAGCAGCCATTCCTGTAGGGGCAACGACAACACAAGGTTTTTTCCGGGCATCGTCTATAAATTGCCTAAGGAGATATGATTTGCCAGTGCCGGCCTTGCCAGTTACAAACATTATATCGTCGGTTGTCACCATTTTGTCGTAAGTGAAACGCTGCTCCATATCCAATGGCATATTATATCCCCCTTACACCCCTACCAACGATTTATTAGCCGTATCGGGTACACCATTACTAGAAAGCCTGACCGGTTTTTTTGCGGCGGCTTGCGTCGCCGACAGATTTTCAATGCTCTTAGACAACGCCTCAATTGTCCGCTGCTGCGAAGCCACTGTGCGCTCAAGTTCCGCTATGCGGTCGTCGGTGCTGTCGGGTGCGGGGAGCGATACGGCAGTTGCCCCGTTATCTTCAACGGCGTTTATAACAGGAACACTATCATTCATAAGATAGGTATCCGATACACCGAAGCGCTCCATGATTTTTAGCAGGGTTGCGCGGTTTGGCTTTGCTCCGCGCCGCCATGATGTTGCTGTGCTGCGCCGAAGCCCCAGTTCACTCTCCACAAAGTTGGATATGGTAAGGCCAACATCCGCACATAAAGCCGCTAATTTATCATAGAAGTTCGCCATCTCCCCCCCCCACACCGAATAGGAGCCTCTCTTTTTGGCTAAATTTCGCCGTTTTTGTTCTTTTTTCAAAAAAGTTCATTTTTTGTTGTTTTTTTGTTCATTTTTTGTTGTATCTTTATAGAGTAACGCCCACATCTTTATTTATCGGCGTTTTTGATAAAAGACTTAAAAACACTTAATACAATATAATATGTGCGCGGGAGGCAAAACAAAGGATGAAAATCGACAACAAAAAATTGGACGACATCCTTATCAGGCGGTGTTGGGACGACAGCACACTCGCCGCCAAGATGGGAATTACGTCGACAGCGCTATTCTATAACCGCTACAAGGTTAAACGGCTTCGCAAGTCCGTTATTGGGCGAATGGCTAAGGCACTGGACGTAGAATATACGGAAATCGTGGAGAGCGAGCGCGATAACATGGTGGGGGTGGCAACATGACCCCACTTATTTACGGCGCAATACTTGGCACAACCTGTGTCGTGGCATATCTCGCTTCGAGCGAGTTGTTTGAGTATCTTATGCGCAGGTACAAGCGCAAGAAACCAGCGAGGGTAATAAACACTGTTAACGGCTTTTGTGTTGCCATTAGCAAGGGTTCTAAGGATGGCGTTGCATTGGGGCAGAGATATTTGGTTTATAGACTGGGTGGCGACCTTTTTGACCCTGAAACAAACGAGTGCTTGGGGACGTTAGAACTGGTATGTGCTGAAACGGTTGTCGTACAGGTTATGCCGCATTCGGCAATTCTTATGAGGTTTCAATCACCAACAGGTGTTTGGGGCTGTGACTGTTTAGCCAAACAAATACCATAAAAGAGAAAGGACAAAGCCGATGAATGAGAATCCAAACACATCACCCGCCCCGGCAGACTGCCGCCGGGAACTTGGCAATGTCGCGCTCTGCACAGAGGGGCGACACGGTGCGGATACGTGCCCGCACTTTCGCGGAGACGTCGGCGAGATCGGATGTCAGTTTATTGGTACTCGTGTGATAGATAAGGGCGCTTGGATGGTCACCAGTAATCGTGGGCGCAACACCAATGTTCACATCTACACTTGCAGTCGCCCAACTGCTGACGCACCCGCGCCGGCAGACAAAGAGACGCCCCGCCGCGCTCCCGAAGAAATGTTGAAAGGTGTGTTGTTGCGTTGTGCGCGGAGACGTTTCAGCGGGGTGAAAATAGACCTTGACAACTCAATGGCGTTGCTTGAAAATGTAAAGATGTTGCTCAACGCTATGGATGATGTGCTCGAGTTACAGTTGGAAGAAGAACAATCGCGTCTCTGCAAACCCGAACCCAAAGGAAAGGATGAATAAAATGTTAAGAACCGAAGAACGCAAAAAACAGGAGCAAGCGCTTCAGGCGGGCGCACAGCGTCTCGTTGACGCGCACCCGCAAATACTCACGGCGTCCGCCGCCGCCTCGCCGGAACTGACTGTCTGGGAGGACATAAAGAGTTTGCTCCCGGTATTGTCGAAGGAGGAGCGTTCCGCGCTTGAGGCGTCGATACTCCGCGAGGGTTGCCTTGACCCCTTAAAGGTGATGAGCGGCTGTGCACAGGATGGTACGCCGCAGCTGCTTCTGGTGGACGGGCATAACCGGTATGAGATATGCCGCAAGCACAATATCCCGTTTAATGTTGTGGATGTTCGCGAACCCGTAGAGATGGTCCGCAACGATATTAAAATATGGGTAGTAAAGAACCAACTGGGCCGACGGAATCTCACGGACGCACAGCGCACGGAGTACATCGGGCGGCTGTACAATATGAAGAAGTTGAAAGAGGGTAATCCGACAGCGGCAATAGCCAAAAACCGCCCTAATGGCCCCAAAAATCAACTACCTCAAAATGAGGGAGTTGATAATTCGGCTAAAAATGAGGTTTCTAAAAACGGCTCTGACCCTACCCGTGTTGGTGATTTGGTGGGTAAATATTTGTCGAAGCCGATACCCGACGCCAAGGAGAGTCTGATAAATTCGCCGTCAGAGAAAGTGGTCACGGCGGTCGCGCAGGCAGCAAAATCCACAGCCGAGAAAATCGCCAAAGAGCAGGGCGTATCCAGAGCGACAGTCGAACGCGCCGCCAAATTTGTAGACGGCCTTGACCGTGTAGAGGCGGAGAGCCCCGCAGCGGCGGCGAAAATCCGCAACGAGACGTCGGTCTTAACCCGCGGCGAAGTCCGCGCTCTCGCCGACGCGCCGGAAGAGGCGGTCAAAGAGGCCGTAAAAGCCATAGAAGAGGGCAGGCCACTACCGCCCAAAGAGGACAGTCCACCGAAATCAAAATCCAACCCCGCCGCCATATCCGCGCCGGAAGAGGATGGTGACGAGGAAATTCCGGCAAGGGTGGTGTCGAGGTACTGTATAGAAATGGGGGAATCTTGCAGAAATTTGGCGGCTTATATGATGCCCGACAGGATAACTGAGCTTCCCAACCTGACGATGGAATTTGTTATACGCGAGACAAAGTCACTAATAAATGACCTTAATGTTTTTCACCGCCGTGCAACGATCATAATGGAAAAGCGCGGCGGAATTAAAACCGAATCAATAACCCCATCAGCAAAAGGAGCAAAACGATGAAAGATAAGTGGTCGGACGTAAACAGGATTCTTGTAGGCCAACTTGAGAAGTTATCGGGCAGTTTTGATGACGACGCGCTCAGCGAGGCGCAGCTTGACCTTGAGATTAAACGCTCTGAAGCGATGGCGCGTGTAGCCGAGGCAATTCTGCGCGGCGGCGAATTGATGTTAAAGGCGTCCATAGCCTCTGTGGAGTACGGTAATAGCGAGTTCGCAAACCCGCTTATGTTGGAGGCAAAAAATAGTGAATCGTAAAACGTGGACACCAAAAGAAGTTGCGTTCGTAGGGCGGGTGTTTCGGAAACATGGCCTCCGTGAGACAGCCGCGCTCTTCTCTGAGCGTTTTGGCTGTGAGGTTACGCAAAGTCAAATAAGGGGTGTAACGCGCCGCTATAAACTGCACTCTTTGCGCGATGGTAGGTTCGCTAAAGGACACAAGCCCCACAATGCGGGGCAAAAAGGCTGGTGTCCGGCAGGGAGTGAAAGGGGATGGTTTAGTAGGGGCAGCCGCCCGCATAATGCGTGTCCTGTAGGTACGGAACGGGATTTTGTTTACACGGCGAGAAGGAGTTACACCAAGGTTAAGGTCGCCGAACCCAACAAGTGGAGATTTAAGCACCACCTTGTTTGGGAGCAAAAGTACGGCCCGGTGCCGCAGGGTTACGCGGTGATATTCGGAGATGGGAATGTGAGGAATTTCAAACTGAATAATTTAATACTTGTTTCTCGTGGGCAACTGGCAACTATGAGTAAGAAAGGGTATTATTTCTCCGACGCAAAGATGACGCGGGTCGGCGCGGCGCTCGCGCTGTTGGATCAAAAGAACAGGGCGCTAAAATTAAAAAACAGGCGTCCGTCCGTTAAACGCGGCGCGGCAAAAACAGTTAGTGATAAAGGGGGGAAATAATGCATGACCATACGGAAGAAAACAAAGCCCTTATAGCGGACATCTGCGAGATACAGGCGCGGAATGAAAACCGTGACAAGGCGGTAACCATCAACGAAACGCCACAGGTTACCGTTTGTGAAAACGTGTTAATCACTACCGACCGTGGTATGGCAATATTTGTAGTGGGGTTGTTGGGCGCGGTAGCCGCGGTAATAGCGGCGACGATTTGGATTTGTATGAAGTTTAACTATTAATAAAAGGAGGAAGTATATGCCAAACAAGAGTAACCTGTCGCCGCTCCCGAAGCGGCGGGGCAGTTTCTTGGAAATCGGGAACGGCAAACTCGGAAACGAGTTGCAGGACGCCTACGAGGAAGCGGCAATACGCGCCCATGCCACCAACGCGCCGGTTACAGTAACGGCTAAGATTACCGTCCGCGCTCCGGATAATCAGGGTATCGGCGCGGTGTCTTACGAACTTAGCGTCAGCAACCCGAAGCGCAAGTCCATTCTCTACGAGACGGAGTGCGACCATACCGGCGTCGTCATCGCTTCGGCCCCGATGGACATCGGGGTACTGCAGACAAGTCTGTACTTCGAGGACGACGAATACGTCCCCGAAGAATTAATCAAACAATAACCCGCCCGCATGGGCAAAGAAAGGTAGTTAATCATGGAAAACACAGTAAACATTAACGCGGTAGACGGCAAGGTTGAGGTAACGAGCCTTGTCGGCAGGGACTTCCGTATTTTGGAAGACCACACTGCAGAGACGTTCGCCACGGACAGCCTCGCGGATTACGTGAAGTATTGCGAGCCATACGAAGTGGGAAAACACGATATTTTCTACAATATGTGCAATGTGTACATGTACGACAGTAGTGAGGACAGCCGCTATGCCAAGCCTGTAGCGCACTGTCTCATAGGGGTGTCTGATCCCGTAAAACTCATCAGGGGCTTGCTCAATATGCCTATGAATGTTGCTGATTTTGAGACATTCTTGTTCAGGGTTAGGCCATTTATGGCAGACGCGGTCAAAACCCTCTATGCTTACGTCCGCAACTTCAAGGTGACGAAACTTACGTCAATAACACGCACTGTTGATACTCGCGGCAATTACGAGTACTCTGTCAAACGCGAGAAGGGCGGGCAGGACGATGTAGAGATTCCGGACACAATAACATTGCGGTTGCCGCCGATAGAGGGTGTGGCGGAAGAGGACTGGCAGGAGTTCACGCTCGATTTGTCTTTCGATTGGGAGGACACAAACGACGGTGTCAAACTGTCGTTTAAACTTTCCGCGCCGCAGTGGAATGTCATGGAGACAGAGGCAGTTAAGTCCACAATCAAAAAGTATCTTGACACGCTTCCGCACACGGCTTTCTGGGGCGAAATAGGCGTAACGAAGCAGGACGACAGCTGGAAGTACCTGTTTAATGCGGAACCGGCGCCGACGATTAATGCCAGTGTGGCTGGTTATCAGCACAGGGTGTGATAAGGATAACACGATGGCAAAACGAATGACAGATACGGAATGTTGGGGCGACCCTTGGTATCAGGGGTTGCCGCCGCTATATAAGTTATTCTGGAAATACATTTGCGATAACTGCGATTGCGCCGGCGTCTGGAAAGTGAACCGGAGTCTCGCCGAATTCCAGATAGGGGCAGCTATAGACTGGGAGAGCTTACTCTCTGCGTTCAATGGGAGAATTGCAGAAGTAACGCCCGAAAAATGGCACGTTGTAAAATTTGTTGAGTTCCAGTATGGGCGGTTGTCATATAATTGCAAACCGCATATTCCAGTAATCCGTGCGCTTGAACATCACGGGTTGTCTCAGGCTGAAAATGAGAGGGTAAGCAACGCGCCTCGAAAGGCTATTGATGTAGTTGAAGAAAAAAATGTAGAAAACGAAAGGGTATGTAAAGGGTATACAAAGGGTATACATACCCTTGAAGAAAAAGAAAAAGACAAAGAACAAGAAAAAGAAGAAGATAAAGACCTTCTTCTTTTTCCTCCCACTCAAGATAACAGTAGGGGTGTAGTAGATGTTTCTTTGTTTGGTGATGAGATATGCGAGAGTATAAACAGCGCGGGGGCGGGCGCGCGCGAGTCGGGCCCTGACCCGCCGAAACCGAAGAAACCGCCGCCGGAGCGGCACAAGTACGGCGAGTATAAACACGTGTTACTGACGGACGAGGCATACGCTCGGCGTGTAGAAAAATACGGCGAGAAAAAACTGAAAGAATACATACGGATAGTCGATGAATACTGTCAGTTGCACGGCAAGGGTTACAAAGATTACGGCTTGGCGATTGATAAATTCATTGCTAAAGATAAAGAGTGGGGAGAGGATGGATATAACAAAAAAAACTCCGGCAACGGGGGGAGGAAGATTGATGAATACGACCGCAGGTATATCGAAAGACTCCGCGCAGGCGGATAGAAAGGTGTGCCGTAAACACGGCGTGCCGTTCGTGGTTGAAAATATCGAGAATGGGTTGGAGTACGGCTCTTCGTGGTCGTATTGCCCGGTGTGCGAAAAGGAAGAGGCTGAGGCCGCGCGCAAGAAAGAAGCGCAGGAACACTACGCGCGGATGACAGCCGGTATCCCGTATCACTATCACGCCGCACACCTTGACCAGTTTGACGCCAAATTCATTGCGCCGGTATTCGCATGGGTTAAAAAGCCTAAGGGCTTCATCTATGTTCACGGGGGGCCGGGCGTAGGCAAGACACACCTTGCCTGCGCGGTAAAACGAGACTTCAACGAGCGAGGGATATTCTCGCAGCTGGTGTTTTCGTGCGAGATGTTTATCAGGGTGAACAGGACATTTCACGGGAATTCGGCGGAACACGCGGCAGATATAATTGAGAGGGTTACGGATGACAGGTCCGCCCCTGTGATATTCGACGATGTGGGGGTACAAAAGGACACCGCGTACACTGTGGATACATGGTTTAACATTATCGACCGCCGCTACCGCGCCGACGCGCCAACGATGATAACTACCAATCATGGGCCGAAAGATCTCGCCGACAAAGTGAGTTCAAGGGTGTTTTCGCGCATCAAATCCGGCCTGATATTTGAATTTCCGGAGGAGTGCAAAGACCGCCGCTACAAAGAACACTGGACGGAGAGGTACTGAAAATGAACAAAACAAAAATCGAATGGTGCGATTATACGTTTAATCCGGTAACGGGCTGTCTGTATAATTGCGAATACTGTTATGCCAGCCAGATAGCGCACAGGTTCAGCACATGCGAAAACAATATGACGGATGTGCCTGAAAGTATACACGAGATTGATACAAGCTACGGTACTATCGTAGAGCTCGATGAGAAACTGCCAGGCGAACAATACCCGTATGATTTTGTGCCTACTTTCCACCGCTACCGCCTAAACGAGCCGCAGAAAATCAAGAAGGCTCAAAACGTCTTTGTATGCTCAATGGCTGACTTGTTCGGCGATTGGGTGCCGGACGAGTGGATAGAGGCCGTATTCCGTGCTTGCGAAGCCGCACCGCAACACCGGTATTTGTTTCTGACCAAGAACCCAAAGCGTTACAACAAGTTGGCGGCGAGTGGTAAGCTGCCACCGCAGCACTGGTACGGGTTCACACACGTAGGGGGCGGCCGTGTCGAAGAGTATCTGTCGCGTAGCTTTAATATGTTTGTTTCAATCGAGCCATTAACATCGCGCCCAAACCTGAGTTTTCTGAAGTGGGGCAATATACGTTGGGCAATAGTCGGCGCGGAGACGGGAAACCGAAAAGGCAGGGTTACACCGAGTAAGGATTGGTTGGAACAAATCTACCGTGGTTGTAGCTTGTACATGCCGCTGTTTTTCAAGGATTCGCTCAAGAAAATATGGGGTGAAATGTTTCCCCGTGAATATCCGCTTGAACTTTTAAAAGGAGATGTATCACGAGTACCAACGAAACTGTCACATCAACCTGCACCCTCTCTCACCATAACGGTGAAGTGAGCGTCACGTTCGCCGGATTGAAGTTCCCCATCAAATGGGGAGTGGACTATTACACACCCGTAACCACGTCCAGGGAAACCCGTATCCACTGCTCCGCTTGCGACGGCGCAGGTGAAGTCACTCTCCGCGATGGGCGCATATATGAATGTCCCAACTGTGGCGGCAAGGGCGTGAGCAGGGAATACGACTACACATACTCCGTGGGTGTATACCGGCTTGATTGCGTATACACCTACGAGGATCGTGCCGAGTTGATGTTTCGTAACAAAAATCAGGGAAGATACATCTGTGTCAAAAGCAACAGGTTTGCAACCATGAGGCTAACCGTTGACGGCGCTGATGATGATAAAACCGGTTACCTCTACGACACCCGCGAGGCCGCGCAGGCGGAGGCCAACCGGTTGAACGAGGAAAGGGGCGCAAAATGAGCACAAAGAAACCATCAAGGGAAATATTGTTCAGGGGGAAGAATCCAGACATCAACAGATGGTTGTATGGTGACCTGTATAGGACGGGCGGACGCATATACATCAATGAAGAAGAGGATGTTTATGGTCTCACGCACCGCGCATGTGGCGACGTAGACCCCAAAACGGTTGGGCAATTCATAGGATTGTTTGACAAACGCGGGACTAAGGTTTTTGAGGGGGATATTGTCAGAATAAATACGCACTTCTGGCATCTCGTTTCTGATGATTTTGAATATCGATATGACGGCGAAAAGGGGCACGCCCTTTATGTCGTAAAGTGGGACAGCCAATATTGCAAATTTTTTATGGCTTTGGAAAAATACACAAAAGAAGAACCACGCGCCAAAATATTAACCGTTCATTCACACTATACCGTTGTCGGAAACATTCACGATAACCACGAACTCCTAAAGGCGCGGAATAAATGATCATCCACGCCGACGCCCTAACCGCGCTCCGAACTCTGCCGGCCGCGTCCGCGCAGACGTGCGTCACATCGCCGCCATATTACGCGCAGCGTGATCATCTCGCCGACGGGCAGATAGGGCTTGAGGGTTCGCCGGAGGAATACATCTCGCGTCTCGTAGAGATATTCCGCGAGGTGCGCCGTGTTCTGCGGACAGATGGGACGCTGTGGGTGGTAATTGGCGATTCGTACGCCGGCAGCCTGGGCGGGCGCAAGGGCTCAAAACGGGTTTGTGAATTGCCAAACGGGACGACGTATAATTTTTCACGCGCCATACCCAGCGTTCGGCGCAACTACGATGGATACAAACCCAAAGACATGATAGGTATCCCGTGGATGTTGGCGTTCGCTCTGCGGGCGGACGGTTGGTATTTGCGTCAGGACATCATCTGGTCGAAGCCAAATCCAATGCCGGAGTCCGTCCATGACCGCTGTACCAAATCGCATGAGTATATCTTCTTGTTGAGCGTATCGCGCAACTATTACTACAGCGCGGACGCAATCACCGAGCCATGCGCCGCGAGTACGCTGAGGCGTATAGGCCGCCGGCCAATACCGGTAGGTCGCCCGCAGCGCTATGGCGGTAACAAGTACACGGCTACTCCGGGTATATTCTACCGCACAAAATCCGGCAACGCTTACACTTATAAGCCGCGCCGCAACAAGCGCGATGTATGGACGGTATCGACACAAGCGTACCGTCACGCGCATTTCGCCACATTCCCGCCGGCGCTTATCCGCCCGTGTATATTGGCGGGAAGCCGTCCGGGTGACGTGGTATTAGACCCTTTTTCCGGCGCCGCGACAACCGGCGTAGTAGCCACAGAGAACGGGCGGCAGTATGTAGGTATTGACGTCAACGCCGATTACTGCGGCCTCGCACGTAAGCGGCTGGCAGACGTCGTACAACAACTGAACATATTTGAGGGTGAAAAACCCACAATAACCTCTAATAATAAACAGGCGGGAGGATTGAGCAATGAATAACAGTCTTATACAATTAGGGAATATTCTTGGTTTAGGCGGTCAAGCACCCGTTCCTTATGAAATGTTGCCAGAACAATATGAAACCTCATACAAGGTAATTGAGCGTATCCGAGAGATGATGTCCAGCGAGGCCTCGTGTTTTGAGGACGCGCTGCCCGATGACCTGTTAGAGGTGCTGTATTCCGACGACACTGTAAATATTGAGGCAATACGCGAGCGGTTTGACTATTACGGTGATAAGGCCCGGATGATGGTTGATGCGACGGGGACTATCGATTTGGAAAAGTATATGACCCTTGCAGTGTATCAGGTCGATTTTGGGATGAACACTGATATTGACATTAACAATTTACTGTTGACCATTGCCCCTGATGATGAACTGCGCAAATTATTAGGGTTTGATAACTTGTTCTATAGGCACATATTAAATAGCAATATATGTCACAAGAAACAAACCAAGCAATGTATTGAGGCCGCGCTACAGCTATGGCAGGATGAATCTGCAGCCCTCACACATACATCGGTTGAAAGTGGAATAAGACAGGCGTTAAAGAGTGAACTCGGTGACGACTGCGAGGCATGGGTAATTATAAGGAGGTACCGCGATTTTTGCCATGCAATAAATGACAAAATAAAGAAACTTGACTTGCGCGAGTATCTCTCAATATTTATCCAAGGCCGGGAATTGTGTCTGAACTATGACCGCTTTGTGGATGAACTTAAACGGTCGGTCGCGCTGAATCAGAATTTACGGGAGTTCTACAAACGCAAAGAGGCCGCGCTCTTGGCAGAGTATGAGGGCAAGGTTGCCGAACTTGAGGCGAGGCGTGTGGCGTTAGAGGCTGTTGTGGCGGAGACTGAAAATGGATAATTGGAAAAATATAAAAGATGAGAAACCGCCGTACTACGTGGACGTGCTGATGTATGGAGAGCGTGAATATGCTGTTGCGTATTTAACGGATTATGATTCGGATAAATACCAACTCGCATATCCATACCCTGACCTTTTCATAGGCGACGGCGAGGACGCGCTAATAATTGATGGCAAGGCGTGGCCGCCGAATTCCTGCTGTTTGGAATATTGGATGCCACTGCCCGACGCGCCGGAGGCCAGCAATGCGTAAAACAATCTGGGCGCTCTTTATTGGGGAAAGGAATGAATAATGTCATGGACAATCTCAAAATCACTGATGACCGCCTACGAGAGCTCGCGCTCTTCGCGGGGGCGGGAGGCGGAATCCTCGGCGGTCACCTGTGCGGGTTCCGCTGTGTCTGCGCCGTCGAAATCGACCCATACTGTCGTGCTGCGCTGTGCCAACGACAAACCGATGAGCTGCTCCCACCTTTCCCAATTTGGGATGACGTGCGAACTTTTGACGGACACGCTTGGCGCGGACGTATTGACGTGGTATCTGGCGGCTTTCCCTGCCAGGACATCAGCACCGCCAACCCATACGGCAAAGGGCTTGACGGCGAACGGTCGGGGCTGTGGGCTGAAATGCGGCGAATTATTGGCGAGGTTCGACCCCAATACGTCATCATTGAAAACAGCCCAAACATCATTAATAAAGGAGGTGTCCGAGTCGTTGAAGACCTTACCGCGCTCGGGTATGATAGCAAATGGACAGTTATCGGAGCTCATCACGCCGGGGCTCCTCACAAGCGCGACAGGTGGTGGTGTGTCGCCGTGGAGAACGCCCATGAGAAGCGATTGGAACACGCCGTTTCCGAAGAATGCACTGACCGGCTCACGGCACATACAACTGCGAGACCAGATAGCGGCATTGACTTGGCCGACACCACGAGCAAGTGATGGGGGGCATAGTGGGCCGAACCAACGTGGCAGTAAAGGTGATTACGCGCTTGCTGGAGCAGTTAATAATTGGCCAACACCGGCAACAGGCGGGATGGGCGGTTGGAGTGGCGCACGCAAGGCGTTACATAAAATTATGAATAGCCCTGATGATGAAAAGAAAATGACAGCGGGTAATGGCGGTCAACTTAATCCGGCGTGGGTAGAATGGTTGATGGGGTGGCCTAAGGGTTGGACAGATTTAAAACAGATGGGGGGATTGCCGTTCTGGAATCATTGGCAAAATTGGTGCCTGTGGCAAAGGATGGGTATTTGGTGGGATGTTGACCCGGCGGATCATCGCACACAGTATGGTATACCGCGAACGGCAGCAAACATAAAAAACCGTAAAGATAGGCTAAAAGCACTCGGCAACGGCCAAGTTCCGGCGGTTGTTAAAATGGCGTGGGAACTATTAACTTAAAGCGGAGAAAGTTCGATGTCTGATATACCCAACAATGCGGAATGGAACGAGGAAGACGGCGATCTCTGCCTTTTTCTCCCCGTCCAGGCTGCGCCCATCCCGCCGGCCCCAACACTGCCGACACTCGGCGTTGCGTCACTGCAAAAACTCCTTGTTGACGCCAACACACTCGCGTTCATGATAAACATGTCGCCGGAATGGGTGTCAAAAAACCGTACCCAAATCGTCGGCGGGTTGAAGATTGGCGGCCGCTGGCGGTTCAACGTGGAAGTAATCCGTGACCGTCTCGCGAGGGGGCTGTCCCCCCTTCAGGAAACCCAGCGGCCCCGCCGCCTGCACAAACCGCGCATCAGGAAATTTTGATATTATGCTCGCCAAATACCATATTATCTCTGCGCTTTGGTGCGGCGGAAAGGAGTCCGTCGTATGATTAAAAAAATTAGTACCAATCTTTGGCAGATTAAAGTTTCCGTGCGCGTGTCCGGCAAAGTTGAGCCTGTTAAGAAGCAGGAGCGGTTTATCGGCACAAAAACGGAGGCTGAGTGTCGGCAGGCCGAGATAATCGGGCAGTTCAAGGAATGTGGTTCTTTGGCATATTCGCCGGTTATAAGCACATTTAAGGAGGCCGCAGACTTGTACATCACTAAGCTCATTGCGGAAGATAGATTCTCGGCCGGTTGGCGGGGATGGGTTGAGTTCGTGGTTGGCCAACTCGGCCACTTACCTTTAGATGTAGTGCCTGACCATTTTGCGGCGTGGACGCTAAATCGCGCTCGTACGCTCTACCGTGGGAAGAGGCGGGCGGCGGCCACCCTCAACCGTCCTGTTCAAGTTGTCCGGGCTGTTTTCAATCATCTTCTGGCGCTTGAGTATATCGAGCACAACCCGATTACCAAAATCAGGTTTCCGAAGTACAAGGAGAAGCCGCGAGACCGTACTCTGACACAGGAGGAACGGCTACGGTTGATGAATGCTATCCGCAAACGCCGGCCTGAGATGATACCGCTGATACAGTATATGTTGTTGGTGCCGTGTCGTGTGAGCGAGTTGCTCAAGGCTCGCCGCGAGCAGTATAACCCGTTTACCAACACCATTTACATTCCTGATTCCAAGGCCAAGATCCCCATCAACAAGCCTGTCCCTGAAGGGATGACTGAGTATTTTCGTTCCATTCCTGATGACTGTCCGTGGTTGTTTTACTGGAAGGACGGGCGTGGCAACTATCGCCGGTTCGTTTCGATTCAGCACGCATGGCAGGACAGCTTGAAGATTGCGGGGCTTACGGATGTGCGCGTCCACGATCTCAGGCATATCAGCGCGTCTGATTTATACGAGGCCGGTAACCCTGAGCGGATGATAAACGGCATTGCCGGTTGGAAGACCAATATGCTGAAAGATTACTGGCATAAAGACAGTCTGCGGGACGCTCAGTCAATACAGTTTAAGCGTTCCGCAGAACCGCCGGCAGTGGAGTACCTGCATAAAAAATCAGGTTGA